GCCCGAAGGGCTGGCGCGGCGAACAGAAAACCGACTGGCTCGAACCCGAGCAAGCCTTCCGCATCTTCGCCGCCGCCGAGACGATCGATGTCGAGTTTTCGATTTTCCTGATCGTGCTGAACTATACCGGGGTGCGGCTGTCGGAAGGCACGACCGGCTTCCCGATCGACCGGCTGAAATTCTTCGACAACAAGGACGGCAAGCGCGCCGGGCACTGCTATGTGCAGCACACCAAGCCCGGCACGCCGCGCGGCGTCCATCTCCCGCCCTTCGTCGCCGCGGCCCTGCAACGCCACCCACGCGGGCTCGACCGGCCGGGCGAGACGGTGTTCAGGTTCAGGAAGAACGGCCGCCTCTACGAATTGCTGGAGCTTGTCAGCCAGAAGGCGAAGCGGCCCTTCCCCCCGCGCCAAGCCTTCCATCTCTTCCGGCACACTTATGGGGCCTGGGGGCGCCGCTATGGCGGGCTCGACACCACCGGCCAGATCGCGACCGGGACATGGAAAGACGCGAGTTCGGTCCGGCGCTACGAGCACGCCATCGCGAGCGAGGAAGCGCAGAAGGCCGATCTGATGCCGGTGCCGAAGGGGGCCTGAATGGGGGTCATAAGAAAAATGCAATTTCGGCACTCGTCCTTACACGGACGGAACGGGCAAAAAACGCCTGAGAACGAAGCGTGAGCGCTGAAACCGTGGTGGAGTAGTGGTGGAGTTTTGAGCTAACCCATTGACGGATATGGGCTTCGGACTCCCTTCACACGGGATAGGCCGGAGGTTCGATCCCTCCCGCGCCCACCACCAAAAAGCCAATAGAAACAGCCCCTTATGGGGCATCCTTAAACGAGAACGAAAGGTTAAGTTTCGTACCAAATCGTGCACAAACGTGCCTCTTGAGACCCCTTTTGGTGGAATATTGGTGGAATTTTGTCCCTTCCCTACACCCCCCTAAAATGCTCATTCGTTCTCTGCCTTCCCACGTCTAGCCGAAACGAATGCCGCTTAAACTCCAAGTCAACCGACGCCGCTTTCAACTCGAGGCCCTGCGCGAACCCCCGGCTGGCCCGGCGCGCGCCTTCAGCCAGGATGAAATTCTGGTCGCCTTAACAACGGCGATGGACATGGACATGAGCATGACGATCGAGCGAGACGGCAACATCCGGATCACGGATCGAAAGAGTTAGGACAGCCCCGTCTTCGCTTCGAGGGCCGCTATGCGCGCCAGCGCGCGCGCCAGAAGCGCCATGGCGATGTGCGTCAAATCGGAATCATAGACGCCCTTACGCTTGGCGCCATCGCCCTTCGTGCCGATCTCGGTCTCATCGACCAGCTCCGGCGCCGTCAGCGCGAACGCTTCCTCGACCCCTTGGGCGGTATAGCCGTGGTTCCAATCGGTATGCGTCTGATCCAGATATTTGAACCGGCCCCAATTCACCTGAAGGAACGAGGCTTGCAGCGCATCAAGCTGCGTGTCGTCATAGGGCTCGACCGCGCCTTTCACGCTCGCATCGGACAGGTTGACGTTATTGGCGGCGTAATTCGAGATGCCGCCATTGCTGAGATCCATCTTCCGAATCCCGCCCGTATCGTGACATCTGGTAAACGCCGCTGACGCATTGTTCGGAGCAGACGCGATGAACACGATATTATGGATAATGGGCGTCGTGGGGGCCGCGTTGTTGTTGGAGAACCAGGCGGCGACCCCGGCGGCTGCCGTATCGGTGAGATGAAACCGCTCATTCGATTGCGGGCCGGTATTGTTGAGGACGAAGACCCCATTGGCATCGATCAGGCCGCGCTGCGTATCGTTGGTGTAAAACGAGATCGGCTGCGCGCCTTTCGTCAGCACCGTGACTTCGCCCGCCGGGCCGGTATAGACGCCGCTTGCCGTGTAGGATGTGGCCATGGTCCCTACTCCAATTCCGAGTCCGATGCCGATGCCTGGTGCGGGCATCATTCTCAATAGACCGCCAAGATGAACGTCGCCGACGTTCCCGCCAGCAACACCTTATCGACCCGGATCGGCAACAGCGTGCCCGCGGGCACGTTCATGAAGGTGATGGCGTTCTGGCCTTCGAGCATCCGCACCGCGACATTGCCCGCACCGCCGACATAGAGCCCGCGCGTCGGTTGCGGGAAAATGGTGGCATCATTGGGCGCGACAGCGACGGCGGACGGCGCCGGGCCGATCAATCGCAGCACATGGCCTTTGAGCCATTGGAAGACATCGGCCATGAGCGCACCCCCTTTTCAAACTGGAGTGCCATCTAGGAGCGCCACAAAATCGCGGCGCCTGTCAAGATCGAGCGTTATGTCCTCATGCTGACCGTGACGTGAATGCCGCGCTGCGGGATTGGTGCCGCGCCGTTATCGGTCAACACGCGGCAGGTGATGAAACTGTTCGGGCTCACCAAGACTTGGTTCACGATGTCGGTGCTGACGCCGCCGCCTGCATTGGTCAGAGTGCAGAGCAACGCCGTGGGCAGCGTATCGACGAAAATTTGGACCTGATACTGGAACGTGCCGCCCGGCAGAACATCGCTTTCGGCACGCATGGCGGCCAGCGTCACATAGCCCGTGACCCATTGGCGGACACTGTTCTCGACGACATCCTGCGCCCCCGAGAACGGCCCCAGGAACGTTGTCGTGTTTGTGGCCAGAACGCCGTCGCCATTCGTAAAGGTCATCGGATACGAGCTGACCGGCGTAACGAAACGGTTGCCCCGGATCTGCACGCTGCGGTTGCCCAGGATCTGCAATTGCCCCGGCGCGATGTAGCCATTCTCGACCACATGCGTATCGCCAGAGGCGAAGCGGACATCCATGCTGCCCGCATTGGCCCTGCCGTTCGTGCTGCGCAACGGATCACGCAACAGCGGCGTCGGATTCTTCGTGAAATCCCCACCATAGAGATAGGTCCGGTCGGTAGAGACCGCACCATCGACGCGATAGCCGTAATTGGGCGCAGCCTCGGAGCCATAGCCGTGCACGAGCGGGCTGATGGTCCGAAATTCGTCGCCATCGCCAAGGAAGATGCCGTCGCCCGCGATGTTCTCCAGATACATCCGGGCGTTTTCGATCTTCGACAGCGCCTCGGTTTCGCCGCTGAAATGGACCCCGTTGCCGCCGATCCCTTCCGACGCACAATCGAGCATGGTGATGTTGCGCCCGGCCTTGAAATACCAGCCATGCGATGTGCAGGCGCTTACATGCACGTTGATGAAGGTGATCGCCGTCGGCCGTTCCGGCCCCGGCAACGTCGCATCGAGCAGCACGCTGGCGCCGCTGCATTCCTCGATGCGGATGTTCTGGAACGTGCAGTAGAGCACATTGCCGATGAGCTTCAGCCCGGCGACCGGGGCCGAGAGGGCAGCGCGATTGCCGAGAATGCGGAAATTCGTATAGCGCGCATCGGTGCCGCCGCCGCCCGCGCGGGAGGCATCGGCATACAGCACCGCATCGCCCGCGGTCGTCGCCAGCGGCATGAACGCCGTGCCCACTTCCGAGGCGCCGATCAGCGAGGCGTTGTTGATGTTAAGCGGGCGGCTCAACGCATAGGTGCCGGTAGGAACGAAGATGCCGGATTGGTTCTGGCCGATCGCGTCTTGCCAGCAGGCATCGAGCGCCGCCCAATCGTCGGTCGCGCCATCGCCCCTGGCACCATACCAGAGCGCATTGACGAGACCCTTGGGATAGTCCCTAAACCAGCGCCGCCCCGAAGCGTCAACAAAGCCGCGTCCGCTTTGCGGAAACGTGCTGACGGTATCGGCCGCCTTGTAGATGAAGGTGCCTTCATAGCCGTCATGGACCGCATTGCGCCCCGACACCACCATGGCCTGGCCATCGGCGACGATGACGGGCGCGGCATAGAGCACGAGCGCCGCGGCGAGCGAAGTCGCCCAGCTCGCCGTTGCGGGCGCGGGCGCAATCCCGGCATCGAGCGCCGCGATCGCGGCCTGCACCGCGCCTTTGGAGATGACGGTTTCGACATTGCCGCCATCATCGAAGCTCAAAACCATATCGGCGCGCGCGGCCGCCGGCGGCAAGATCAGATCGACCGGCCCATCCGACGCCGGAGCCGTGATCGCGCGGGCCTGAAGCGCGGTCCCTTGCTGAATCTGCATTTGCAAGCGGTCCAACTCTGCTTCGACGCTTTTCGCGGGGAAGAGAGAGTCATCGGCGAGCGACACGCTTTGCAGAGCCGCGACCGACCGCTCGATGGTGATCTGATAATTCGCGGGCGGGGCGGTGTTGAACGTCACCGTGCCGTTGAGATATTCGCCCGTCCCTTCGTCATCGATCGTCCCCGTCACCTGATAGTCGAAGGCCGCGGCCCCATTGAGCAGCAGCACAGGCGCAATATCGGTATGGGTGGAAAGGTCGAAAAGCCGCACGATCAGATCGGAAGGCGCGAAGAACTGAAACGGGAACGCGAACGCAACCGTGACCCCATTGCCCGAATACGAGACCGGCCCGTAAATCGATTCAACCGTCATCGCCCAACTCCCATCATTGACCAGACTGGCATCATTGAATCGTCGGTTGTTGCACCGTCCCGCGCGGCGGCGCCGGCGCGGGTTGCCGGCCGATGCCGAACTCGTCCTTGAAGGCTTCGACCGGCCCCGGCACACCGCCGCCGGGCGTATAGCCCGCCATGCCGCGGCCTTGCTCGCGGATCAGGCGGCGATTGGTCCGCTCCCACCAGCCCGGCGACATGGCCTCATAGGCGTGATACCAGACCAGGTAATCGAGAAAGCCCTTCAGATAGACGAGGTTCGCGAAGGGCACATGCCGCACGCCGAAGCGCAGAAGATCCGGCCACGGCCCCTTGCTTTTCTCGCTTTCATATTTGCCGGTCGTCCAACGCTGATAAATCTTGATGAAGGTATCGGCATCGGTGCCGAGCGGCCCGCCCGCCCAACCGAGGATGCCGCCCTCGAAACGGTTGACTTCGCCGAACAGAAAATCGCCGAGGATGCCGACGCCGCCGCCTTGCGCCATCGCGGCCATGAGCGTGCGCGGGTCCGCCGGATCGCGCACCGGGCGGCCCTGCGCCACATCGTTCACACTCATGCGCAGATAGCCCGTCAAGGTTGACATCGCGGCGAGCGTGCCGAGCCCCCAGGCCATATCCTTCTTGTTGAGCGACAGATGGATTTCGCGCCCGATCAATTGCGTCATCGCCGCGACCGGCCACATCTTGAATTGCGTCATGAAGCGCAGCGTCTCGCCCGGTATCGTGCCGCGCTGCGTTCTCCCCAACAGCAAGGCGCGTTCCTTGGCGCCGGGCGTCACCACCGAATTTGCCGCCGTATCGCCGTAATAGGACGAGAGCTTGTCGGACAGTTCATAGCCCAGATGTTCGACTTCGCGCGCGATCGCCGCCGGCCCCGATTCCGGACTGAGCGTGCCACGCGCGCGCAACAGCTTTTCGGCTTCGACCGGATCAATCCGCCGCCCCGTATCCGGGGTGAGGTAGGTCATGCCGTCGGCCTTGGGCAGATCGGGCACCGCGCGCAGGAGATCCCATTCCGCTTCGCCGATGCCGTATTTGCCCATCATCTGGGAGAGATGCGGATCGAGCTCGCCGAAGCCTTTGCCGCCGTGGCGGGCGAGTTGATTGGCGAGCGTTTCGCGCACCCCGGCCTGCGTGTTCTCGAAGATGTAGGGCAGCGCCGTGAACTTCATGAAGGTGTTCGCGAGTGCCGCGAGCCGGCCGGGAATCCCATCGACATCGGGTTGCCAGCGCGAATACATCTCCCGCGTCAGCCCCGACGCATAGGCCCCGAGTTGCGCCTGGATTTCCTTGCGTTCTTCCGAAGTCCAATGCCGCCCGCCCACGAGATTCTGGACGATCAGGCCCAACGACTTCAGCATCGGCACACCATGATGACGCAATTCGGAAGTCACGGTCGGCCACACCGACGCGAAATGGGTCAGGCCGAAGCCGCCGCCGAAACCCAGGGTCAGCCCGGTGCGGATACTGGACGAGATCGCCGCGCCCAACTGGTTTGCGGGCCGGTTGGCGCTGCCGTCCAATTGCATCATCACCGCTTCGATGCCGTTCTTCTTGTTCTGAAATTTGCGCACCCCATCGAGATCGGAGCGGTAATCCTCTTCCACCTTCCGCATGATCTGCTTGAGATTGCCCATCGGATTCGTGCCGAATTTTTCCATCAGCGCGATGTGCCGTGCGCCGGTTTCGATTTCCTGCATGACGGCCTGGGTCAGCGTCGTCGCCATGCCGAACTGGCGCATGTTCTCCATCCATGCCTTGCCGCTTTTCCAACGGATGACCCGCGGCTCCGACAGCTTGCGCGCCAGGTTCGACGAGCCTTCATAGGCGGCTGGCACGAAGCCTTCGGTCGAATACTCGAGCCCCGGCCCTTGCTTGTGAACGCCCGTCACCAGCGCATCGAACACCGAACGCCCGAAGCGCCGGCGCGCATCGCCCATCGTCTCCTTGCCTTCGGGCTCCACATGATTGTCGGCGAAGGTTTCGGGATTCCAGCGCGACTCCGTCACCGCCCACCACGCCTCGAATGCCTCGTCGGGGGTTTTGTTGCGCCCCGCCGCGATCCGCATCTTTCTGCCGTCGTAATTGGTATGGGCGACGTGATCGAGCACATCGCCGATATGCGCGCCCGCCATGTTCAATCGCGTGCGGATCAGGCTGAGCGCGGGTGCCAGGATTTCGGCGAGCTTGCGCGCCGGATTGTTGGCCGGGCCTTTCGGCGGCCCCGCCTTCATCGCCCACATGTCATTGGCCGCATCGTCATCGAGCGCGCCCAATCTGGCCGCCTCCTTCAGCCCGGCTTTTTCAATGGCGCGATCGACCGGCGCCTGCATGTCCGCCGCCGTGCCGCGCGAGCGCGCCTGCACCGAGTCGCGGTGCCCGACATTGGTGCCGTGTAGATTGCTGCGAATCGTGTCCGCCGCCTTGGCGAGCCCGCCCGCGACTTTGATTTCATCGAGAATCTTTTTGCGCACGCCCGCATTGCGCAGCGCATCGAGCACGCGCCTGTCCGCCGCGTCCTTCAAATTCGTCACAAGATCCTTGGCCGCAGTGACGAACGGATCGGCGGTTCCGGTGAGGCGCATTTTCTCGCCGCGATTGGCGACCTCTTCGAGCAGCTTCAGCGCCTCGCCGGATGTGATCTTGCCTTTCGCCGCGATGGCCGCCACACAGGCGGCCCATTTTTCCGGTTTCAGCTTTCGCTTGCCCGCCATCACATCTCCCCTTCGGTCAGGCATTCAGCCGCTTGGCCGTAGGCGTCTTCGATCAGACCCGTGTTCTCGACATCCTTCAGCGCGGCTGCGATCGCGCCGTCATCGTCGAGCGCCTTCAGATCCATCGTTTCCGCATCCTTGCCGACGAAGCGGCGCAACAGATCGGACATGCGGGTTTTCAGCGCGGGCTTGCCTTCGCCTTCCGGCGCCTTGGCCGCCTTGGCAGATTCCGCCTTCGGCGCTTCCGCACCCGGCTCCCGCGGCGGATCGGCGAGCTCGACGGGCGCGGCTTCGTCGCCATACATGACATTGTGCAGCGCATCGAACTGCTCTTGCGGAATGCCCGGCGAATAGCCGCCGTCGTAGAGATCCTGTTGCTCGCTCGCGAAGCCTTCCGTCTCGCGCGGTTTGCGCCCGCTGAAATCGAACAGATGCAGCACATCGACGGGACGGCCATCGATGATTTGCGAGACCGCGGCGCGGGCAGCGGCGGCCTTGGTTTCGGCATCGGCCGACAACACCCTGGCCATCGCCTCCGCAAGATCGCCAAACCTCGAGATGATCTTCGGTTGCCCGCGTTCGGCGGCAATCGCATCGAGCTTCGCCGCGATGGCTTCGCGCTGCGCCTGCAAGGTGCGGCGGGCCTCGAGCGGCGCGGCTTGCTCCTTCAACTTTTCCGGCGTCGTATCGGCCAGCAATTCGTCGCGCCGGCGCTGCAATTCGGTGCGCGCTTCCGGCGTCAGGTCTTCCTTCGCCAATTCGCGATTCACCACTTCGAGCCGCGCGAGCGCATTCGCCGCCGGCCGCCCGCCGCGCGGCAGATCGCGAATCTGCCGCAACAGATTGGCGTCTTCCGCCCTCAACGCCGCCTCATCGGCGGTCAGGCGTAGATCGCGCCCGACAAGGGGCACGGAGGGATGCGGCGGCGGCACAGGTTCTTCGTCCTCCGGCTGCGGACGAAGGAAGGGATTCTCCATCTCTTCATCGGTGCCGCCGAACGGCGCGCGCGGCGCCTCTTTCGGTGCCCCCGGCAGTGTTGGGCGTTCGCCCGGCGGCACACCCGGCGGCGGCGGCTCGATCGCCCGCTTAGGCGGCCCAAACACCGCCTCGCCAAGCGTGCCGAAGCCGGTGTGCAACACCGCGCCGAACGCCGCGCCGAACATCAGATCGCGAAACGCCGAGCGCAGAGAATAATCCGCGCCTTCTTCCTGGCTGAACCCATAGCGTAACGCGGACAGCGGCACTTGCCCCGCCACGCCCGCCGTCGCCCCCGCGCCCAAACGTGCCACCGTGCGCGCCAGGAAGCCGCCGCCGATGCGCGAGAGAATCGCTTCCTCGCCGATGCCCGGCAGAAATCCCGCCGCGACATTGAGCGGGTCCGCCAGCGGCGCGGTCAGGAAGGTGCCCAATTGCGTGTACCAGGGCGCTTGCGCCTGGAAGGTGCTGAGGATCTTGTCGCGCTCGATTTCGCGCCGCTTCTGCTCGCCCAGCAATTGCGCCAGACCTTCCCGCATCGGCGTGTCGGTGAGCTTGACCGGCTTGCCGTCCGGGCCGATCGGGGCATAGCGCTGGTTCACATCATCGGCCGACAGCAGCGGCGTTTCGATCGGCCGCGGCGCATCGCGCGCGCCGATCATCGGGCCGCCGCCCGCTTCGGTCATGCCGAGATACAGCGCGCGATCGACGGTGGACGCCCCCGCATACGCGCCGCGCTCCGTGGCCCGTCCGATCGCGCCGCTTCCCTCGTCGAACGCGCCTTCGACCGCCGCGCCGAACTCGCGCCCGAACCGCGCCCGGTACGCGCCGCGCGGAACATAGTCGGGCTGCTCGAAGGTCTGTTCGGAAACGAACTCGCTCATGGTATGCCGCCCGCCGGCAGGTTTATCGGATCGAACTTGCCGGGGTTGCCATATGCGGGTCCCGGCGGCGGCATGACAGTGAACGGAATTTCGAGCGGCTTGCCGTCCTTGGTCCTGACGAGCTTACCGTCGATGTCCATCAGCCGCAGGCCATCGGCGCGCGGGTTGTTGATCCATAGCGACGAATCCTGCACGAGCTCGAGAAATCGTTCCGGCGGCCCGAGCGGTCCCGACACGCTGGCGGCCCGTGCGCCAGGCTCCCACAACGGCGCAACTTGGCCGGCATCCTTCGGCGCAATCTTCTGCCAGGCGTCCTCTCGATCCTGCGACGCTTTCTCTGCCTCTTGGTTGCTGTTGTAGCTCTTGAACTTGAGCCCGCTCCGCAACGCATATTCGACGGCCGTATCCTCATCGACATGCACCGGCTTGCCGTTCACGATCCACATGCCGGGAAGGATCGTCGCGCGGCCATTGTTCAAACGCGGCTCTTGACCGGCTTGTACGGTGTTGGTGATTTCGCTCGACCAACTCCCCTGTTTGCCCATGCTGGGCGGATTGTCGATCCATTCCCCCGGCGCCAGCGGCCGCGGCGCACCCTCCGGCACTTTGGGCGCGATCTTCTCATTGAGATGAAGCACGCCCGGCATGACGGTTGCCGGGTCGGCCACGACCGGCGTCGAAGGTATGGGGTTGCCGCCATACTCGCGCGGGATCTGAATCTGTTCAGGCTTCAGCGTGTTCAGCGTTGCCGTCGCGGCGCGGTTCACCGCATCGTAATTCTCGCGCGGGATGCGCGCCGCACCGAGAAATTGATATTTGCCGAGAAAGGCATCGGCCGCGTGCTGTGCCGCCGACGCATCCTGATCCTGAAATCTTTTCGCATAGGCGAGCGCCACGATGCCATCATTGATGCCGGCGATCTGGTTGTTCGGAAGGCCCTGCAATGACATCGACCGATTGAATCGTTGCACGTCCTCATTGGCGACGATGTTCCTGTCGATGTCGCTTTTCGCGGTGCTGCCGATCAGATCATCGACCTGCCTATCTTTGGTTTGCGCGATCCACCGCGCCAGGATCACGGCATCGCGCGTCGGCTCCTTTCCGTCCATGAGATTGCCCACCGCCTGCATCGCCGGCGGCAGCTTGCCGAGCGCCGTCAAATCCTGAAACACGCGCGGCCAGCGGTCGCCAAAGAGCTTTTGCTGCCCTTCGAGGATGGCCGGCGCGTTCTCGGGTTTGTCCAAAAGCTGCGCGACACTGCGCTCCGCTTGCGCTTTCGTCAGCACCGCGCGCCGGTCGGACGGCACTTCGAGACGGTCATAGAGCCCATCTTGCGCGGCGAGCGCCGCCTTCATCTGTTCGGGCGTCTGCGCACTCTCCATCGCCTGTCGCGTCTCAGGCGAGTTGCCCAGCACATAACTCGCGGGGTCTTCGGTGAGCGCCTTGTATTTCTTGTTCTGCGCGTTCACCCAGGCGGTGTATTGCTGCGCTTGTTGCTCTGCCAGTATTCCGGGCTTCGCGGCGAACGCCTCCGCTTGGGCATTGTCTTCCGCAGGCGTGGTCCATGCCATGTTCTGAGTCGCGTCGTAGAACTCCCCTGCCATCGCGCGTTCCGCGATCAGCTTCTCCGCGGCTACCGGGTCTTTGGGCAGCGCGTCCCGAATTTGCTGATCGGTCGGCGCATCGGCGATGCCCATTCCCGTATGATATTTCGATTTGGCATCGTCCTGCGCGGCTTCGATGGTTTGATGATTCTGGATCGCCTTGCTTGCTTCCAGGGAATTTTCGTAACGGTCTTGCAGCGTATGCGCCATGCGCGCCGCTTCATCGGCGAGCGTGCCGAAGCGTTCCGCGCTGATGTCCTCGTAATGCTCCGGATTTTTCTGCATGTCCTGAGCCAGCGCATTCGCACGGTAGGCCGCGAGTTCGGGGTCTTCCGTCGTCAGCGCTTCGTTCATGTGAAAGCGCACCCGCCCGATCGCCGCGCCCTCATTGAAATTCAGCCCATACGCGGCTGCTTTTTCGCCGTTGATGTAGCCGCTCGCCGCCGCGCCCTTGATCGCAGCCATGGCATTGTCATGCGCGAGGCTGCGGATTTCCGGCGTGTTCCCCGTCGCCGCCTGAAACCCGTATTGGCCAAGCTGTTTTTCGAGATTGCCGCGCGCGGCGCTCGATTCATTGCCGAAGGATTGGCGCCGCACCGACTCGCCGCGAGTCAGCGTCTCGGTGTCGATTCGCTGCCCGACGTAATTCGACACGCGCAGATCGGTGACATCCTTGAGCGCTTCGGCCTTGATCTTCGCCGCCGCCTCGCCATAGCCCTTTCCCGCCGCGATCGAATCGTCCGCCTTGGAATAGATGTCTTCTTGTTCCGACAGCGCGCGGCTTGCCTTCGCCACCCGGTCGGCGGCATCGGCCTGTTGCCGCGCTTCGGCATATTTCTGAAGGAAATCGGTGCCGATGTCGGCGACCGCGCCACCCAATTGCGCCAGCGCCCGGCCAGGGGCCGCCATCGCGCCGGGGTCCTGCATCGGCGGCGTGTAGCGCGCGACCGCGGCATCCGCCGTGAAGAGGGGGATCTTAGGCACCTAAAGGCCCCCTGTCGGGACCGGCACGAAGGGCGACACCGCCTTGCCGAGTCCGGTCAGCAGCGTTGCGCCCGCGGTGATGTTGCCCGCCGATTTCGCGGCGCGGCCCTGTTGCACATTGATGTCGGCCGATTGCACATCCTGAAGCGCCTGCACCTTGCCCTGATAGCGCTGCAATGACGCTTGCAGCGCGCCTTGCGCGTGCTGATCGGCCATCACATCGAGGGGGGAGCCGGTGTTCACATCGACGCCAGCGGCGGCATAGTCCGACCGGATGCTGCCATAGCGCCGCTCATTGGCGAGTTCGGTCAGGCGCGCTTCGGCTTCGGCCGCCTCCTGATCGGTCTGCGCCTTGACCCGCATCGCCGCCGCATTGGCGTTGTAGGCCGATTGCGTCGCCGCCCCGGCATCGGCGGCGCCCTTCGCGCCCAGGATCGTTCCGCCGATGGACGCACCCGCCGCGATAAAGGGAAGCGCCGAAGCCGCGAAGGCCATTTCAGAACCTCTCCTTCACACGCGCGAACAGCACATGATCGCGCGCCAACGGATCGTAGGCGCGCATCAGCCCTTCGCGCACGAAGCCGAGCGCGTGCGCAAAACTCGAGGCCCAGCAATTCGATGCCACGACCGTCATCTCGACGCGGCGGAAAGCCGGGTCGCGCTGGCGCAGATCGAGAAAGTCTTTGAGCGCGCGCGTGCCTCTCACGATATGACGCGGGCGGACCTGGCGCGACAGAAGCGCCCAGCATTCCGCCCTCCCTGCGAATATCGGGATCAGTCCGCACGCCGCCACCGCAAACGCGCCGTCGATCATGGCGAAGGACAAGCCCGGTATCAGCATGGCGCGCGTCTCGAATTGCGGCCCCGATGCCATTTCCGCGGCGAGCGGATCGGCAGGCTCCGCGATCACCTCGCGCAACAAGAACGCATCGAGCGGCACGATTCGCGGAACGAAACCGGGGCGCGCGCTCATCGCTGCATCTCCGGAATTTCGGCGCGCGCCACGATCGCGAGCACCGTCAACGGCAAGGGCTCATCCTGTGTAATCAGGATTTGCCCTTCGAGATCGGTGTTGCCCTGCGGCGCGACCTTGCGCATACCGGAGAACAGCGGCGGCGCCTGCCCCATCGCATCGGCGGCGTTGCGCGTCAGCATCCGCTCCGTCTTGTCGGTCACGATGAAGGTCATCGGATCGCTCACACGCCGTCCGAACGAGCAGCCCAAGGTTTCGTGAAAGCGAATCCACAGCGTATCGGGGCGCTTGGCCTTGCCCTGGCTCGCGACCGGAGTTTTCGGATTCTCCCACGGCATGGTCACGAGCACCGGCTGATACGGGAGCCCGATATTGGCAAGGCTCGCCTTGCCGGTATCGAGCGTGACGCTGCCGCCCGCAACCGTCCGATGCCGGAAACTCGCGCCGTCACCGAGAATCGCCACGCTCTCTCCATTGAGATGATCGAGGCCGGCGAAACTCGTGTGCACGGGCGTTGCCGACCAGGCATTCGGCGGCGCGGGCGCAACGCGCAACAGGGAATCGATCACCGTACCGCGCACCTGGCTGCTCGAGACATAGGCCGTGATCCGGGCCTTGCCGCCATTCACACGAATGAACCCGCCGATCACGGCGGACGTAAAGACGGCCGCATCCGCGCTGAACAGCCCCTCGCCGGTGAAGGCCGGGCGCATCGTCGGCGGCGCGGTGTTGGCAAGCTCCGTGATCGTCAGCGTCGCGTTCGGATAGACGAGCTCCGACGACAACCCCGCATCGCTGAAGAACGCCTCTTCCTGCGCCGCACCGTCGAAATACCGCGTCAGCACTTCGATGAAGCGCTTGGGCACGCCGTCGATGGTGCGGAGCACCGCAAGCCACAACTCATCATAGCTCCCGTCCGGTGCGGGGATGACATCGAGGCTTTCGACCAAAGGCGGGCCGCCATAATAGTTGCCGCCCAGGCGATGACGATGCGGCGCGAACACCGTTTGCGTTTTGTCATAGGTGAAGCCGAGCAGCATCCCATCATTGCGCGCCGCCCAGATCACCTGATGCGGCGCGGCCTGATAGGCGAGTTGCTTCAGCCCGGACAATTCCGCCCCTGCGCCCGGAGGCCCGCGCGTGATGTGTTCGGAGAATTGCGTCGCGTCGGGACCGTCATAGCCGTCGAGTTGCCAGAAGAAGGACCAATCGCGCAGCTTGCGCGCCGAGCGGTCCATGAACAGGATCGACTTGCCGATGCGCAGCGCGTTGACCCCGGCGGCCGAGCCATAGGCGGTTTCGCGATAGGCTTGCACGCTGATCGGCGACAGACCGTCCGATGCACTCGCCGCCTGCATGATCTGCTCGCTGCCCGACGTGCCGATGCCCAATTGCGGCGTGTGCGCGGCGCCCGCCGGAGAGAGCCAGCGGATCGCATTCACCTCTTCATCGTCGAGACGCCAGACGAAAGCATGTGCTTCCGTCACCGTGCCGTCCGGTTCGCTTGGCGCCATGTTGGTGAAATCGCCCACCACCGAGCCCACGACGGCATTGGGCGCCCCATCATAGCCGCCCGAGATCAAGCGTTGCTGCCAGAAGGCCACGGTATAGGGATAGCCCGTTGCCGGGGACCACATGCCGAGACGCCAGAACGGCGTCGCCGCCGCCCCATCGAGCGCGCCCGCCGCTCCCTTCGCACCGCCGATGACTTCCGGCATGACGTTCGCCGTCACTTGCGTCGGCGAATTGACGCCCGTGATCTGCACCCAGCCCCACAGCGCCGTCACCCGGATGCGGATCAGCCGCCCGACATCGCCGGGAAGGAAGCCCTGCCCCTTGTTGATGCCGACGACAGCCGAGGCGTCGATGGTGATCGGCCCAGCCGTGCCCGAGGGCGTCAGCGTCGTCGCCGTCGTGTTGACATCCTCGTAAGGCCCGTCGCGCCACACGATCGGCGCATAGGCCCAATTCACATGCGAGCTCCGCGTCAGCGTCGCCGGCGGATGGCGCGGATGCCAGATGTAGAGCGTGTCGGCGCTTTGCGTGAAATTCAACAGCTTCAGATCATCGAAGGTATAGGGCACCCCGACATCGACGGGCACGCCCCCATTCAACACCTGCGCGTCATTGGCATAGGGCCGCACATGCAAATCCGAAAATTCGAGCATGTAGGCTTGCACGGTCGAGAACACGAAGCGGCGCAGACGGCAGGCATGGTTCTGATCGCGCGCATCCGCGATGTATTCGGTCCCCGGCCTTTTGGTCGCCCCGCCTTGCGGCATCACGACGAAATTCACCAGCGTATCGCAGCCGTTGTAATACTTGCCCTGATCGAACCGCCCCTTCAGGCGCGGGGATAATTCTCCCGCCGTGAAATTGGAAAGTTCGATCTGGCTTTCCATCTACCGCCTCGAGCGCAACAGGACATCGACATCCCATTCGACGGGCGAATTTTCCTGGCTCGAAATCGAACGCGCCGTCGAGAGCTTGTCGCGCCAATATTGCTCCAACTGATCGCGCAGCTTCTTGTCCTGCAAAATGCCAATCGCGAGGCCGGAGCCCACGGCATAGCCGAGGCAGGTGCAGAACAGCGGATCGAACCGCGTCGGGTCCTTGAAATCGCTGATGTAGATCGTATTGAGCGGTGCGCCTTCATCCGTATACAGCGAATGCCCGACAACCTCCCATTGTGCCAGATCATTATCGGGCAGGTTGAACATGGTGATGTAATCGGCGGGCAGCGGGAAAGCGTTGGCGTAGTGGAACGGCGGGACCGTCATGTCGGCGGCAAGCTGCGCGAATCTCTTGGCGAAATTCCACGGAAAGGCGCGCAACACCTCCCGCCGCTTGGTGTCATAGAGTTGCTTGCACAGGATCGCGGGCTTGGTCTGATCGTCGAACGACGTGATCGGGTCCTGGCCCAATCCTTCGATGAGGCCGATGTTGCAGATCGTAACCTGACTGTCGCCCGCGGCCATGTGCGGCTTCTCTCAATCGATCGTGTAGTAGAAACCGAGCTTCAAGGTGCCTGCCGCCGGAGCCCCCGCGGCTGCAAGCGTCAGAATGATGTCTTCGTAAGCGCCGCCGCCCTGGCCGGGAGAGTTCGGCCCGAGCGAGATGCCTTGCGAATCCACACCCACCGAGATGATCTGTTGATAGGTCGCGGAGAGCGCGAAGAAGGTGAGCGTATCGACCGCCGTGAACGCGGCGGCGGCTTTGTAGATCGCCGAATTGCCGTTCGCGGCATTGCCGAGCGCGAGCGTCGTGGTGCCTGACGTGGCGCTCGCGAGAAGCGTGATGAATTGCAGCGCGAACGGCACAGGCAGACGCGCCACACCGATGACCGTGGGCGCGGCTTGCGCCGCATAGGTCACGGTTTCATTGAAGCAGCGAAGCTTGCCGCCGACGAGGGTGACTTCGGGGAGTTGCGGCAATTGACCGGCGGCGGCGCCGACGATCTTCGCCATGTTGACGCCATAGGCGGTTGCAGGAGTGATCGCCATCGGAAGAGTCCTTTCTCAGATCGTCTTGATTTCGGTGATTTTGGCTTCTTCCAGGCGGCTCGCGCCGATCGACATATCGGCGTAGACGTACCAGGAGAACCGCTTGTCGGGCCGTTCGGCGACGCGGCCCGAAATGTCCTTGACGATGCCGAGGCCCATGCCGCCTTTGCGCCACGCCGGAATCCGGTCAAAGCCGTTCGAATCCACGCCCAGGCGTTCGCTGTGCTTGAACTCGAAGCCCATGAAGCTGTTGATCTTGCCGTCCACCAGCGCCTTGACCGAATTGTAGTTCACATTGGTCACTTCGGTGGTCGCGAGCAGTTGGCCCTTATGCTTGGCTTTGACCACGATATAGCGCGGCTCGTTTTCGTCGCCTTCGGCCGCATCGAGCGCGACGTTGGCTTCGATCAGCTTGGAGATGGTGAGCCCGGCATTGCCCGAGCCCGTGCCATAGGCCCATGAGTTGACGGCGACGACCGTACCGCCCGGCTGCGGTGGATTGCTTTCGGCATTGCCGTTCGGCCAGACGACGGCGGTCCCGCCGGTATGTCCGGCATAGGCCGTGCCGAAGAACGCGCCGATGATTTCGTCGTCCTTGCCGCGATTGAGGGCCGCCGCCGCCGCCATCGTGTAGGGCGATGTCGGATCGGCAATCATCTTCAGCTTGTCGAGTTTGTCGATCATGTCGCCCCAATCGTAATCGTAGGGGACAAGCCGCCGCCTCAGATGTTGCGAGTTCATCATCGGCGAATCGCCATGACGCGCCATGACCTTGCGCGCAGCGGTCGCGCCCAATTGCTCGAAATAGGCCGCTTCGCCGGTCATCATATCGACGCGGACACAGCCTTCGAGCCGCGACGTTTCCTGTTGGGCGACGAGATGAATGGCCCCCGTGAATTGCTGCACGAAGGCGTCCGTGATGGTGAAGGACATCGGTTACTCTCCGTCGTGACGCCGGTCCTCATCCGGCGTCAGGGTTGCAAGGCGGGCGCACGGTTTCACGCGCGGCCCGCATATCTGACGGCTGAGCTCCCCGGCCCCGTAGCGAAACGCCACCACGCCGGACCCGCACCTGGGAAGTTTACGGCGCCCCTTCGCCGTGCTTTGGCCGGACCCCGCGTTTGAAAGCCGCGAAGCTCCCCGGCCCTCTGCAATCACGCAGGCGGATATGCCTGCTCGTAAAGTTTCGCGCGCCGCTCCACCGTCTCGCGATGTTGCGGATGTTTCGGGTCGAGTAGCGCTTTTTTCGCCGTCTCGTCGCTCGCCATCGCGTTGATCTGTTGCCTGGCTTCGGCAGGCGAGAGCGCGGCGGCAAAGCCCGCATCGCCCTTGCCGATCAGTCCGTCCTCTTTCAACTGCGCGCCGAGATGCGCGAGCATCTTTGCCAGCCCCGGCGTATTGCCGAGCTTGGTCGAATCGAGTTCGGCGAGCACCGCATCGGTGATCTTGAGTTCACCCGCATAGTGATTGATCGCCGATTGCGCGAGCTTCAGCTTGTCGTCATAGGCCGTGCCCCATTCGGCCTTGAGCGCAGTTTCCGCTTTCGTCCGATCGGCGGCATCGGCATCGGCGCGCGCCGTGTCCGCGTTGTCGAACACGGCATTCCAGGCGGGCACCAGCATGTCGATCTGGCGTTGCGACAGCCCCGCCTCGTGCAGCTTCGGCACCATCGCCTTCTGAAAGCCCTGTGAATCCGCGTCGTACTCCTTGCCGTCGGCGCGCTTGGGGATCTTGTAGCCTTCCGGTTTTTCCGGCCGTCCGGTCTTGGCGTAGAAATCGGCCCATGCCTTGGCGTCGTCATCCTTCGGGATTTGCAGGATGGTCGCCTTATCCGCGCCGACGAGACGCTGCGCGTTGACGAAACTTTCGGCCAGATTCTCGAAACTCTTGATGTCGCGAAACGACGGATCGGTGCGCACCCGTTCGGGCAGATATTCCGCAAACGGTTTATCGGTCGGGAAGGACCAGGGCTTCGCGTCGCCGCCCGGCGCAGCGCCGCCCGCGGGCGGAGCCCCACCGGCAGCCCCGCCGCCGGCGGGAGGAGTCGCGCCAGCGGCGGGGGCACTACCACCCGCGCCGGCGCTGCCGCCTTCGCCAGCGGGATCAGGCATGAAGGTGGAAAGCAGCACTCCGTTTGTGAATCTCAACATCAGTCCTTCGCCTTCCCGTTCGCCTTTTCCGCACCCTTGACCTTGCCCGCATTGATCGAGGCGTAGAACACGCTTTTGCCCTTCTCGTCGCCATACTGCTTCTGCATCTCGGTCAGGATCGTGCGGCCCTTATTGGTAAGTGGCATCCATCATCCCCACATCTTCATCGGTCTGCATCTGCGCCAGCTTCACCAATTCGGCTTCGTTCCAGCGCAATTGATCGACGATGTGCAGCGCGAGAGAACGCCTGCCGTCGTTCCACTCCGTCGAGTACGGATCGCCCGGTACATGGCTGATCGTGAGCAAGCCCCCGGCGCGCAAAATATCGTAGAGCACGCGCTTGCCATCGGGCGAGGCGAAGACCTGTTCATAGGCCCGCGCATCGGCAAATCTCGCTTTCAGCATGGCGGCGCGCGCGCTTTTTGTCATGGCAACGCCAAAGCCCTGATGCCGTGATAGCCGAGATCGTTCATGAAGGCCCGATATTCCGGCGTCGTGGTCAGCACCCAATCGATCCACGCTTTATCGAAATTGCACTTGAAATCGATCGGCCGCGCCATCTTCGCCGTCGCCTCGAATCGCGCCTTGATCGCGCCGGAGAGAAAATCCACCGCCTTCCATCCGATGCGGTGCAACTCGCAGAAATGCAGCGTTGTCATCATGCGCAGATGCTTATGGTCCGGCGCTTCGGGCGTCATCGACGGCACGATGATGCGCGGCGCGCGTGACGGCGGGTTCTTGCACGTCCGCACCATCCCCATGACCTGATCGCATTGCATGGCAAAGTCCGGGTACGGAGTTTTCGGCGCGTCGGGGAGGATCAGGGTCATGCCGCCTGCCTCTGCCCGATGTCGGCGGCGGTCGAGAGCGCGTCGGCGCCCGACTTCGCCGCACCCGCCATCGTTTCGGCCTGCTTGGCTTGCGCCGCCTGTTCTTGCGCCTGAGCCTGCGCTTGCGCTTCCGCCTGCATCTGATCGCGCGTCTTCAGCGCCAGGACCGGCACGTTCAGATCGCGGCCATAGAGCCGCATCGTTTCTTCGGTGTTGACCACCAATGGCGATTGCGGGTCCATCTGCTTCATCACCATCTGTTTTTCCATCAGACGGTCGAGGCTGTCGGTTTCGCTCGAGCGCTGCGCCAGCGCGATCGGCGAGACGTATTCGACGCGCAAACTCGACCCCGACAATTCCGGCGGCGGCGGCGGAAAGGGCGAGCCCGGACCGAAGCGCATCAGTTTCGCGCGCCGCCATTCGATCGCGAACACACGATCGATCAGCGGGTCCGTCCATTCCGCATTGACGCGCGCCAGCATCGGCGACAGCGCCATCATTTCCTTTTCGCGCCGCTGCATCCAATAGGTCGCGGTCGAACCCTTGCCGTCGCCCGAGGGATCGGACAGATCGGTCGGCATCCTGAGCAGATCGACATAGAACGCGCGCAGGATTTGATTGCGGATGGCCTCGATCATCTCCTGACCGAGTTGCGGCTGGCCGCCGGTTTCGATGGGCTTGATTCTGTCATCGGCCCGCACATTGGCGCGGTGAAAATTGAGCGAGCCCGGCGTCGTCTTGATCGGAACGAGATAGCCCTGATCGGGCAGATCGAGTGGCGGATCGAGCACCTTCTGGCTCGCCTTCAAAACCACCTTCGCCATCTCGTTCAGCATCTTCACGTCGGGCAGCGCGATGGAGCCGTTGCCGCGCCCGTAGAGCTCCGCGGTCGCCTTGGTCAGGCGCGGGCAGAGATAGGGAAACTCATCGAAGCCGCCTTCGCGGATCACCGCGCCATCCGCCACCGACACATAGACGCTCGCGAACGCCTTATGCGCGGCGTCCGATCGCAGCACGTTGCGCAAGGACCGCGGCTTCACCTGATGCACGAAAACGAATTTGTCCGTCTTGCCGTCCGCATACGCCTTCCCGACCTTTTCGCCCGCGTCTTTGCCAAAGGCTCCGACGGCCTGCGCCGGAGTGAACTCCCATTTGCGTGTCAGGGTATCGATGCGATCGGTGTCGTTTTCCGCCCACACCACCTCCTTCATGTGCCGCGTCGAGAACAGCACATCGATGCGCGGATGCTCGAGCACCGCCATGCAGCCATTGCCGATGCCGCCGAGGTCCGAATAAATCTCGTGGCTCTGCGAGGCGAAATTGTGCTTGGGCGAATTGAACACCGAATAGAGCCGCGTCGTCGCCGTCTCGAGCCAGCCGCGCACCGCCGGGATCTGATCGACCCGTTCATCCTCGCATTTGAGCGCGAACCATTTCAGCGTCGGGCTGGTGAGCAGCGCATGGAGCCCGGCCGCGAATTGTTCGAGCGCCCAGATCGGCGTCGCGTCATAGACCCATTGCATCCGCTTCGCGCCCGCCGGCTGGACCATGGTGTAATCCGCGCGGTTGGGCTGGATGTAGCGCGTGATTTCCTGCCAATGCGTGAGAAACGTCGAACGATCGGAATTACCCCGCTCCCAATCCTGAATGATGGATTGCGCGCGCGGCTCCATCACGCACCGAGCAGCGTTTTCTTGCGCGAGCCGAGATAATCGCTCGCCCCCATGCCCGAGGTCAGGATGGTCGAGACACGCCCTGCCGCTGCCGCCGCAGAGGCGCGCGCCGCATCGCCCGCGGCCTGCACATCCTTGTCCGTGACGGAAGGCGGCGACGGCACCGGGCTGGCGGCGGGGGCCGCCAACGTTTGGGTGGCGGCGCGGCTTGGCGACATGAAGCTCATGGGCGGTTGTCGATCGCCCAATTGTCGCGCGGACACGGATTGCTGTCCGCGAAGCGCTTCATCGAGGGCGGAAAGGGCGGCGGCGGTCCCGTGATCGCGAGCACCTGCGCCTGCGTCAACGGCGTGTACCCGTTGGCGGCGTATTGCGCCCACAGCGCATCGTCGGTTTCGTGCGTGGGCACGACGCCCGGCGCATAACGGTAGAGATCCGAGCGCACGTCGTAGAACGGATTTGGGGCAGCGCTCATGGCTCACGGCGTCCGCACGATGCAGACAATCGGGCCTTCATCCTTGGGCGGAGGATCGAGTCTTAGGAACGCGGCGTTCACCGCATCGGTGCTAACGATTTCAAACGCCCCGTTGTTGAGATTCGTGCCCTGGATCAGCACCGGGTCTTGCGGCACGAAGTTTGCGAATGTGCCGTTGGCGCCGGTGACGCGCCCAGTGGCGGCGGTGAAGGTGAGCGATACCTGCACGCGCTTGCTCATCCCGGCATCGCGGGTATGCGAGCGCGTATCGCTGCCGCCTTCCTGATGGGCGTTTTGACCTGTCGCCTTGATGCGTGTCCCCATCTCGTCGCTCATCCGTGCCCCTCATCGCTCTCATGCGCCGTGCACCAGTCGTCGTCAGCCTTCGGCTCCGGTTTCGGGAACAGCCGGCACGTTCCCTTCGGCAACGCCTGCCCGGCGTTGATGAACCGCGTGCGGGCCGCCTCTTCGGTTTCGCCTTTGCGGACCACGATCGGCGGCGCCTCCGTGAAGGCGAGGCAATTGCCGCAGCGCCGCGTTGCATCCCATCCGGGCATGGTCACGCCTTCTTGCGGTCGCCCGAGTTTTGCGCGGCTTCAAACGCGGTTTCGGAAGGATCTTCGAGTTCTTCTTCCGGCACATCATTGACCGTCGCCGGCGCCCGGTTCGGCGGGAAGATCACGATGTCGTACCGGCCAACGTCGCACACGCGCACGACGAGCCCCGCGAAATCCGTCAGTTCGGGGTGAAAGGCCGAGCCTCGCACTTCGGTTTTGTCGTGCTTTTTCGTGAGCATCTGGCGCTCAGGCGGCACGCGGTAAACGATCGGGAAGCCGAGTTGGGGCATGGGGTGTTCTCCACACGGAGGGGATCACCCGCCCTAGGAGCGCCACAAAGGTCACATCACTGTCAAGTTCCACGGAACAAAGATGGAACCAGGGTGATTCGCCGCGTCATCCCCCTAATTTCCTCCCGAAGAACCTATGACACCGGCCGCAATACAGATGTTCGATGTCCTTCGGATGAAAGCTTCGCATCCCGCACGGTTGGAACAGGATGCTCTTGCCGTCCGATGTCGTTTCGATTTTCCACACCACGCCCTCGCGCGGGGCGCAGTCGCGCCGCCATTCCTCCTGCTCGAGAGCAGCGCCATGCACGGCGCCTTCGATCTTCCGCCGCAAAAGCTGCAAGACTTTGCCGATCATCTCATCATTCACGACATCGCGAACGGGTCCCAATCATGCACGTGGGTTGCCGACGCCGTGCGCTGCGCTTCGCTCGCATGGCGGCCGCGGATTTCCAGATCCTCGCCTTCGGCACTCATGGCGTATTGCAGCGCATCGTGCGGATGGCTATGCGGCGTCTTCTCCGGTTCCTCCGAATAGCGTTCGATGTCCACGAGCGGCAGCTTCTTGTAGCGATAGCCGCTGTTGAACCCTTCGCGCAGCACCGGACACAGATTGGGATCGAGCAGAAAGGCGGGTTCGCCGTCGATCAGGTTCATCAGCGGCTTGCGCACCGCTTCGAGACGCGGGATCAGCGCATTGGTGGGCGCAGGCAGGATCGTGATGCCCGCATGAAACGACACGATTTCGATCCACGACATTTCGCCATCGTCCTTGTCGTTGCCGTGCTGCGCCGAGGGATCGGCATAGCAGAGGATCTTCTGCGCATCGAGGTTCGGGTAATTCTCCTTCAGCGTGAGCGCGAGCAATTGGCCGAAGCGGATCGGTCCCGTCCCCGCAACCGTCGCAATCTCACGCAGGCAGCGCCATTGCCCATTGGGCATCCGCTGCAAAAACGCCGCCGCCGGCGATAGGCCCGCATCGAGCCCGATGATGAGCTTGCGCCAGGGCGCAAACGCGAGCGGCACTTTCGAGACGTGGATCGTGTCCTGATATTCCGGATAGATCGGCTTGCCGGCGCGGGAGAAGCCCGGCGCATTGTCGATCATCCGCTTGATGTACCAGACCGGCTGCCCCTTCGCCTGATCGATGTAATAATCCGCAGGCAGATTATGCAGATTCTCCGCCCCCGGCTCCAAGCCGCCCGGCTGGCGGAAAAGCTCGACATCATCGGGCGTGTTCCTGAAAATCTCCGTATACAGCCAGCTTGTCAGTTCGGGCGCGTTGCAATCCATCAGGATGCCCCACCATGACGGGCCGCCCTCGCTCATGTCGGGATACCGGCCCCACCGGCCCTTCGCGAAGGTGTAGACTTCGCGTGACAGCAGATCGGCTTCGTTCAGATACCACAGCGTCGGCTCATAGCCGCGCATCACGTCCTCGACGTTGTTCTCGCCGATGGCGATGAAATCCATCTGCAAATCGCAAATCGTTCTGTCCTCGAGCTCGAATTGGATTCGGTGCGTGGCGGGACCGTCCGTCGAGCCCTGAAATTCTCCCGCGTCTTTCGGGATGCGCTTCCACCACGAGGGCAGTGTCGTCTTCCAAAGCTGGCGATAGGTGTCGCGCACGATGCAGACCTTGGTCTTGCGCGTCTTGTTGTCCTGATTGCTGGTGCGCTGGCGCGAGGCGTAGAGGATCGATTTCATGCAGCAGGCGGTGGTTTTTCCGGAGCCGACCGGCCCGTTAATGATCTGAACCCGTTTCTTCGCGAACATGAACCCCTGCGCCACCGGCCCCGGCGGCAACCATTGGAGCTTCAGTTCTTGACGCATTCGCGGTGCCCTCGATCACGGTTGCGGTGAGGCCGACGCCGATCAGATTTTCGGGTTCGGGAGATGGCGGCGCGGCCCCGGTGAGCTCGCCCCCGATGTGCAAGTAGATCACCTTGCGATTTGTGATGTCGATGGAAACCGGCATTTTGCTGTGCAGATAGGGCAAGAGCGGGATCATCGACAGCCGCTTCTCTTGCAACGCCTCGAGCCTCGTGCATCCTGTCGCGGCAACCAGTTCCTCAATCGACATGGCCGCGATCTGCAACAGCCCCTCTGCGGGCGAGGTGTATTTGTTCAGCAGATATTCCGCGAACTCGACGGTGCGCTTGTTGCGTGCGCCGGGCGGGCGGCCAATCCGGGCGCGGATGTCCTTGACCGCGGCGCCGTGTGAACCGGGGCCGATCAACTCATCGACCCAATCGATCTGGTTCGCGTCCTCATCGAGCGGTTCGGGCGGCGGCGCCATTTCGAGCGCGAGCTTGAGCGCGGCCTTTTCGCCGCTCGTCGACTTCACCCGCCCGCCTTTCCTCGCGCCGGCAAGCGGCGGTTTGCGCTGAGTCATGCAAAATCCCCGACCCTTTGGGTTTGGGATTCTGGATTCGCATTTTTGCGAAAACTCCACAACCTCCACTACCACTCGGTGACAGAGGTCATGGCGGATCGCGGCGGCCGAAACCGGGGGTACCCCCCCCCTCGAGCGCGCGCGCGCCGGCGCGGACCTGGCGCGATTCGAGCGCCCGATCGGTGGAGATTTGGTGGAGTATCGGCTAAGCCGTTGATTTCATTGAGCAAGGCACTCCCTACACAAGGGAGAACATCAAGCTGGACATAGAGATTCGCCAGATCCGGACCGCGCCGACCGCTCCGGCAAGCGCGCGCCCTAGCCAGTAAAATGTCCCTGAAATAATCCGATCCGGCAAATTGCGTTGCACAGTTGCACAGCCGTTGCACAGCCGTTGCACAGCCGTTGCACAGCCTTAGAATAGAATTACTTGAGACATATCAATATCTTATCTTATCTGACCCGCTCGCTGTGCAACTGTGCAACGCGATCCTCGCGCACATGCGCGCGCGCCCTCGCCTGCGCACACATGCGCACGTGTTCGCCCGTTGCACAGTTGCACAGCGTCATAAATTCGCTCTTTTCGTAGCAATATCAATGCATTAGCTGTGCAACGGCCCGTGCAACGGCGCTGCACAGACCCGGACCCGCACAACGCAAGGCGCCTCGCGTGCGCTCTTGTCATCATCGGCAGGGGTCGGGGCAAACGCAACAGAACACGAGCCGGAGCCTGCTCGACCGTGCTCGAGCCGGAGCCTGCTCGACCGTGCGGCGTTCTGCCACATATGCTAGTGAAATCATTCCACCATACACAGTTGCCACGCGGTCAAGACCGCATCACTCGGAAGGAGTCCGAAAAATGACTACGAGACAGATCAATGCCCAACTTCAGGAAACTTTTCGCAATGGATACAACGCCGGCATTTCCGCGCCGAATCCTTACCTTGCTTCGTCTCGTTCTTGGGAAGCATTTGAGCTTGGCCGTTGGATGCATCAGACGGGACGCATGGTGGACGCAGTTCGGCCGTCACGTGGCGACACGTGGAAGACCTCGCGAGGTCTATTGATCCGGATCAACTACGAAACCGGCGGCAAGTTTCATTTCACGCGGGAGTCCTGATTTCAGCGGTTAGGGCGCCGATTCAGAAATCGGCGCCTCTTCCGGTGCAATCTTGCGCCAAAACGAAAGGGACAACCTTTATGCAATTCACAGCCGAAGAAGCATTTGACGCCAGCGATTGCGACGAACCGATCATGATTACGCGCACCGCGGCAATGCGGATCGTAATTGAGCACGATGCAACCTGGGAAGAATTTGAAGCGGACAACAAAGGGTCGGGGATCGGCTTTAATACTTTTGACGCGGCGCATGTTTTGCGCTGGCTTGGATACTGATTTTTTAATGCGGCGTTCTGCCACATACCCTAGTGAAATCATTGCATCATATACAGTTGGAACGCGGTCAAGACCGCATCACTCGGAAAGGAGTCCGAATATGGCAAAGCTTAAATGTCACGGCCAAGAAATCGGCACGATTTACTTAACCACGTCAGCCAAGCGCTACATGAGCGACGGCAAGATCCTGCGCAACGCGGGATTCGGGTGGAAACTTTACGCGAGCTGCAAGGCCGGCTTTGATCCGGCCGAAGCTTTCAAGCGCGCGCAAGAGTCCTTGGACGCGTATATGGCCGATAAGCCCGCAATGGCCGCTTACAAAAAGGAGCTCCATGCGATGGCCGGCCTATGCAAGCGCTGGAAATTGCACGCGGCCGTTGAACTCATGGGGCGCGATGATCCGGATGGAGTCTGGTCCGAAGCTTGCGACGGATACGGCGACAACGTGCACGCCGATCTGGACGATATCGCGAATCTTTGCCGGCTCTTCCAAGCGGCCGTGACAGAGGCAACGGAAGCCAAAGCGGCCAAAGCGCAATCCGCGCCGGCAATAGCGGCGCAATAGATTTCAGCGGTTAGGGCGCCGATGCCGATCGGCGCCTCTTCCGGTGCAATCTTGCGCCACGCGGTCAAGACCGCATCACTCGGAAAGGTCCGAACATGAACACGACACAGATCAATCTCCGCACTCTGAAGGCCGTTGCTTTGGCCGCCAGCACAGAAGAAACGCGCTATTACCTAAACGGCGTTTGGATTGAATGTCGCGAGTCGCACGTCACCTATGTTGCGACAAACGGCCATGTCCTTTTGTGCGCTCAAGAAGAATTGCCCGCGCTAGAGCCCGGCGCCGCACCGCGCCTAGTCGGGAATTGGATTGTGCCCAATGCCACGATTAAGAGCCTCAAGATCAAGGGCAAAGATCGGGCGGCCGGCGATATCGCCGAACTGCGCCAATTGGCACCGCTGCAATTCATTCTCGGCGAATCCGTCTTTGTCCCCGTTGACGGATCTTTTCCGGATTGGCGCCGCGTCGTGCCATGCAAGCCCGCCGGTATCGGCAATTACGACAAGAAAACGAAAACTTGGGACGGCGTTCCCTCGCAATTCGATCCCGCTCTAGTCGCAGTCTTCGGCACCTTCGCGAAGCTGATGGCATTGGGCGATTCCCATATCAACCACGCGGCGTTTGGAGATCCCCACGCCGTCACGTTTAGCCGCCCCAACATGGAGCGAGCTTTTGGAATCCTGATGCCTAGGCGCATTGACGCGCCAGCATGGAATGGCGCGCCGGATTGGATTCAGGAACCCAAGGCGCAAGAACAGCAAAAAGTCGCCGCCTGATTTCAGCGGTTAGGGCGCCGATCCCAATCGGCGCCCCTTCCGGTGCAATCCTGCGCCACGCGGTCAAGACCGCATCACTCGGAAAGGAGTCCGAACATGGCCAAAAAGACGAAGACCGAACGCGAAACGGATGCTCGCATAAATCGCGCGTTCAAAGCGACGTGCTGCAATATCCAGATTCCCATTATGGACTTGCCCAAGGTTTGGAAAGCAGGCGAGGCCCTAATAACCGCCGGCGCGGATGATGCGGCCCTCGCCGCCGGTCTGCGCAAGTATGTTGATATTCTGACAGGTGCCGCATGAAAAACCGATTTCCTCGCGAGTTTTACATTCCGAAGGGCGCCGTGAAAGTGGCTGACAAACTCTCTACCGCAGTTGCTTATCTTTACACGACAGCCAAGGGCCGGCTTGGCTGCGTTGCGTTTGCTGGCAAGGCAGACAAACCGGCCTTTCATTACACATACAGAAACGAGCTTAGCCGCGAAAATGCGGTGCGCGATTACTTCCAAAATGTACGCGCGCGTGAAACCTATCGCACCGAATCCCGCGAAAAGCGCAAATCGTTTGTCCATACAGCCAAGGTCGGCGACATCTACCGGACCTGTTGGGGATACGATCAAACCAACGTGGAATTTTTTGAAGTAACTGAAATCAAGGGCAAACATGCCATCCTACGCGAGATTCAAAGCGCCGGCGTTGACAATGGCTACGGCACAGAGCGCTGCGTGCCCCAATCCGGCGCGTTCTTAAGCCCGCGCTATGACGGCGACGACCGCGGGCTACCGATCCGCAGATTGATTCAAGACCGCATCAGAATTGACAACGTGCGCACCGCGTCGCCATGGGGACAGCGTGTCGCCGGCGTCGTGATCGGCGACGCCGCGTCAAGAACAGCATCCGGCTGGGGACATTGAACGCGAGAGCGCAAGGGTGCGGCCCATGTCGCACCCTTGCGCCACGGCTTCCCCATGGCGTAAGTCTGCGCCATCCGCATCACTCAGAAAAAAAGGCGCCCGATGAAGGCCCGCGACTCTGACACCCTGCGCCATGCCGGCGAGGCCCTTTTTGGGCCTCTCTGGCAATCCGAACTTGCGCGCGAATTGGGCATCGCCTTGCGCACCTTGCAGCGTTGGGCGGCCGGTTCTTATCCCATTCCGGCTGGCATATGGCTCGAGATTGCCGCGCTCGCGCGCGCCCGCGGCGACAAGCTTCTCGCCCTCGCTTTGGAGCTTGAAAGCGCCCGCCCATGACCGCGCGCGATTTCGCCGCCTGGCGCAAGGCCATGGGATATTCCTACACCGCGGCCGCCGCGGCGCTTGGCCTCTCTCGCCGGATGATTATCCTTTACGAGGCAGGCGAAAAACCCGTCGCCGGCGACCCCGCGAAAACAACCGACATCGTTATTCCGCGCACCGTCGCGCTCGCCTGCGCCGCGCTCGCCGCCGGACTGCCGCCGATCGGTGAACATGCAACGGCTCGCAAGAAACCGTCCGCCCCGACCAAGACGGCCAAAGGGTAGACCAAATAAACCCGACAGAAACGCCGTCGCCTTTTTCCCTTTGGAGTATCAGAAATGAAAACGACTCTTATGGTGCTCGCCACTATCGGCCTAGTGCTTGTTGTCCTTTGGATCGGAAACACCCTCGAACACGCGCTTTATGCGGCGCTTCCAACCGGGCTCGCCGGGTCTTCCGGCTAGTCGATGTCCAATGCCACTGTTCGGCATCTCGGTAACTGCGCCAGAGGATGCGAAATACTTTGTCGGCGCCCATCGGCTCGTCTTCCCTACTAAGCCGCAATTGAACTGCGGCAATGTTTGAGCGCCGCGCGCCCAATGAATTCGGAATAGGCAGGCGGAATAGCTTCGCGCAGTTCGTCGCGTGTCATCCAGTCTATGCCCATGATTTCACGCGCTAGACGCGCGCCAGAGAAGTTGCCGACGACGTGCATGTATTCGCCGTCTTTGACAGGACGGCCCATCTTCTGATTGCGCGCCATATGCGGCCCATGCTGCGGCGCTGTGATTGGGAAGCTGCATTCGAAGAGGCGGTGCCGATAGGTGCGAAGCCCGAACATCGTTCCGCACAAAAGGATGGGATTGTTCAGCGGCGCACCGACAACATTTTCAATGCACCACGGAGCGCCAGTCGCATACCAAATGCGCTGAAGCCACTCTCGTGTGCTCGCGATAAAATCAGGGTGTTCATTCCCGCGGATGCGTTGCGCGTTCGTGTAAGCCTGGCATGGCGGGCTCGCCCAAATGAAGTCATACCGGCGCCACTCAATACGAAGATCGGTAGCGTCGCCCTTGATAAATTCGAACGGATAGTTGGGCTGATATTCGATATCGACGCCAGTGACAGTAAACCCGGCGCGATGTAGACCCATTGCTGCTCCGCCGGCGCCGCAGAAGAGGTCGAGTGCGCGAGGCATTGTCTGGTTCATCACTTGGATATGCCGTCATACATCCACGCCTTCTCAAGCGCGGCCACGATCTTTTCAGCCTGCACCTTCTCGATCATGAATCCGCCGCCCTCGCATTCGGGAATGGCTTTGACTTTCAAGCCGACAAGCTTCGCCCACCCAGGCATCGCATTGTGGTAGCGGATTTCGAGTTTCATCTGCTCACCACTTATAGTCTAAGGCATTGATTGGATCGGTTGCCCGCAGCACAGCCTTCGCGCTCTGAAGATACTCGGCCCTCATCGTTCGACTGCAAGTACAATCTGGGTAGGCGCACAGGTCTTCATGCTCCAGATCACACAGCGCCTTGACCCCAGCGATAATCTTCTCGTGTGAATTCATGGCGCTCCTCAATCCTTCTTCCGAGCAACGGCACGACGACGCCCCGCTCGAACCTGTTTCGGCCCGCAGAGGATGACGCCTTCCGGCAACGGCACGAGCCCGCCGGTCGCGTCCCACATCTCGACCTGCTTCATGCTGTCGAACAGAGCGCGATGCGCCGGTGACAGCCCGGCGATGTAGCGCGCGACCGCTTCCTGATTGTCGGTCGGCTTGAAGCCGCAGAACTCGGCAATTTCGGCGTCGGTCATGTGCTCCTCAATTCTCTGCCGAAGCACTGATTGGTTGAAACGGCGGCTCCTTGGTCACCATGTGACGGCACCGCTCACAGCACAGACTGAGATGTTGCAGCCGATCACCGCACATGAACTCGGTCGCCATTTCTGTTAGCGGGATTTCTCGACCACAGAAGGCACATGTCGGCGCAGCTAGCATCGCGCTCGTCTCCTATTTCTTGCCGAGATGGCGGTACGCGCTCGCCTCGGTCCACTTGCCTTCGAAGAAGCCGGGCGGGTTGAGCAGCGCAATCCGCTCTTTGGCCGTCAGCTTCTCACACTGCCATATAGGGCGCGCAATCTCTTCGGGCATCCGCTTCTTGCGCATGGAGTCGAGCTTTCCCTTCCCGCCCTTGGCGGCAATCTTCTGGGCGAACTTGCGGTCATTCCTGACTTTGGCCGATCCCTGAATCTTGGCCTGGGCTGCGTCGAGCATCGCCACGCCGTCCTTATCGCTGCGCAATTTGCTTTCGCGGTCGATCACGACAATCCCGGCATCGTGCAACTCCTTGATCCGACTCGTGATTAGCTTGCGGCTGTCACCGAGAACCCGGAGCGTGCCCCAGATCGAGAGTTGCTTGACCTTATCGCGGCGCATCTTGAACGCCACGAGCAGCATGTCCCAATTCTGCGCGCCGCGCCCATCGATATAGATTTCCACAGCTTTCACGCCAGCGCCTACGAGCGCCGCTTCTTGCTCGGACGCCTTAAGGAACGGGATATCGGCGCAGAAACCTTTCTCCATGACACTTGCATTACCAGTAGATCGGCGGTAGTGTCAACGGCAATGAGAGTCATGGAGAAACAGATGCACGCTTCGACATATGAATACCTGAAACCGACCGAAGATCAGATTGCCAAGATGGCCCGCGTGCGCGCTGCGGCCAAGGCTTACAACGATATTCTCGATGCCGAGCTGCCCGAAGGCCCGGACAAAACCTTCGTGATCCGCGCCCATCGCTCGAATGCCATGTGGGCGAAATGTGGCCATCACGCGGCTTCCTGATGGCACACCGCGCGAATAGACAGAGGATGCCCGCCGTGGAGATTAGCGACGAAACCCTGTTCCAGATCGGTGGCCTCCTACACGAGGCGCGCATGACGGAATGCTATGGCAATTCCGAGATATCATCTCGAACCAAATGGCCATCCACATTCAAGGATTTCCGCGCCCAACGCCAAGCTGGCCAACCGTGGATTGATGTGGCCATTGCCCAGGTCCGCGCCTTGGTCAAAAATGGTATTGCTGCGCCCTATCCGGGACGAAGCCTTGCGTCGCCGCTTCCATCGGGCAATCCGGCTATCGATGCGGCGTGTAGGATAAGTGGCGGCCTAGGAACCGCCGCGCAGCAGCCAATCCCCGTGGGGAGACAGAATCGCGCTGGTGTTTCGCAACCACCACTTTCAAGCCTGCCCCGGCCAGGTGCGATGAAGCCGGGAACTATCTAGGAGGCGCCCCGACCGTGATTGAGAATTGCCTAGTCGATCACTGCATGCAGCGCGAATTGCGCTGGGAGATTGATCGTCTTAGGCTCTGCCTTCAGGAAATCTCTGACCTGCAATATGGCGGGACATCGCTCATGGATCAGGCACATAAGTTCAATGCTGCCCTGAGCTACGCTAAATTCGCCCTGAGCAAGAAAGTATAACGCCCGGCGCAACGCGCTCACAAGAAACCGTCCTATCCGGCCAAGACGGTCAAGACCAAGACCCGCTAACACAGGAGCGGGGGGCGCGCAACCCGCCACCCTTTTCCTTTTCTAAGGAGTCTTCCGTATGCGTATCGTTATCATCGTTATGGTGCTCGCCGCCCTGCCTGTGCTTGTCGTTTTCGCCGCGCTCACCCCGTCCAAACCTCCGCACGCCACCCCATATCGCGCCACATGCTGCGAATTTGTTGCTGAGCGCACCTTTGAACAACCCGAATCCGTGCCGCGGATGCCGCACCCGCGTTTTGGCGAGCCTATGCCCGAATACACGCCTGCACCTTTCCCCGAGAGCGAACGGCAGAAGATCATCGAAAAGTTTATGCGCGACTCTCGATATGTGCCCTATGACGCCGGCCCGTGCGGCGGGCGATCGAATCCTTGCCACGTCACCATAGATCAATGACGTCGAAGATCATCTGACCTGAAAAAACGAAGGCCCCCTGAAAAGCGCAACCAGTTCCGGGGGCCTTCCACAGGCATCTAGGGAGGAGGGGAAAAATTGGGGCGACACCTGTACTCCGAGGGGAGCAGGGTCAGGAGCGCCACGGTTCGCCCCACTCTGTCAAGGGGGTCCGCTATTCCTGAATCACGAACATCCGCACGAACTTGCCGTGCCCGAGCGGCAATTCCGCGATCTGTTCCGGCATCTCGATGTCGCCGCGTTCGATCGCGTCACAATAGGCGCGCGTGACCGCGAGAAAGAGCTTTTTGTCCGCCTGCGGTCTTTTCCATAGACTTGTCGCTTTCCTGAAAAGTGAAAGGAGGCCGCGTGACGATCTGATCCACGCGGCCCCCGCATCTAAAAGGGGCGCGCGGACGCGCGCCCCTTTATTTCGGCTGCGGGATGTCGAGAACCCCGTAATGCTTACCGTCGCTCGCCCAAATCACGACCAGCGCCTTACCCGGCGGGATGTTGCTGCCCGGAGGCAAGGGCGGCCAGATCGTACCGCCCTGCGGATCGGGCGGCACGATCGGATGGGCCGGCGCTGGCGGATAAGGTTGTCCAGGCGGCAAGGCGATGGGATGCGACGGCTGGCCGCCGCCCGGCAACCCTTGATCGGGATGGCCGGGTCCGCCCGGCAACCCATGGCCCGGATGGCCGGGATAACCGGGCAACCCTTGACTCGGATGGCCGGGCCAGCCGCCCGGCAACCCTTGATCGGGATAGTTCCCGGTGACCGGGATGATCAAAGCAAGCTGCATGAATGAATCTCCTTTTTTGGTTGACACCACCCTCGAAGCACAGGAGCCGCCCCCTTAAAGCGGCCCCATCGCTCACCGCCGGATCGCGAATAGGCCCGTGCAGGAGAGCAAATCGAAAACGAAAACGATGATGGCGATCGCCACCAGCGCCCAAATGATGATGCGCAGAATCGCCACGACAATGCCGCCGTCCGGATTGCCGAATTGCGCGAGCACCCAAGGCACCACCAAATTGACGATGGCGATGACCGCGATGACAAAGACGAGCCAGATCAAAAAACTCTGCAAGACTGCCGGAGTGAAGCAAGCCATCGTCAATTTCCTTTCGCTCGATCGGGCGGCGCGATGTCGTCTTCCTCGCCCGCCTGCATCGGCGGGAACACCGTCTCCCACGGCAATGTCGTGACGATATGCTGGACGCCGCCGATACGCCGCCGCCGGACCTCGCCGCGATTGCCGAAGATCGCGCCATCGAGCCGCTGCATCGCCTGCGCCCAGGTCCCCGGCGCACCCGCCTCGCCCTTCCATTGCGTACCGTTGAAGATCTTCCGCAATTCGAGCGCGGTATGGCTGATGTCCACGAACCAGCCCTGCTCATCCTGCCAATCGGACTTGCCTTCGAATCGCTTCGACGCCCCCGCCGCGAAACTGCGCGCATCGCGATAGACCCTGAGCCCAATCCGCGCCAGCGTGTCGCCCGCCGTCTTCTGTCCCATCGCCTCGAGCAATTCGCGCCGCGCTTCGACCAGCCAAAACGCCACCGATTCGCGCGACCCGCCCCGGAAATGATCGGGCAGATATTCCAACAGATGATCGAGGCATTGGCGTTCCTCGCTTTTCTGATCGGCCTCGCCGACCACGCTCAAGGGCATCGCCTGCCCCCATTCTTCGGCGCGCGCCGGATCGAACCCGGTCCACATCATCAGATCGTAGGCCGCACCGATGGCGGCATACTGATCGGCGATGCGATCGGTATGACCGGCATTGCGCAAACCCCGGCGATAGGACCCCAGGGTCCGTTTGTACCGGCCCCATTGCTCGACCAGACGCCCGAGCAATTCCGCGCCGATGCGGGTCCAATCCTCCCGTCTGCCCAACACCTCATGCACTTCGATGTCGTCTTCGAGTTCGCCTTCGTCTTCGCCGGCCTCGCGTTCGCGCGCACCCCGGCGCAACAACGACAACACGGCAAAGCGCGAACGGTCCTGTGCCCGCAGTGGCGGCATCAGCACCGACGACGCCACAAAGCAGTTCCAAAGCTGTGTCGATGTCGGCGTGCCGTCCTGCCCGCCACGCAACCGCGTGCCGCCGCTGCTTGCGATCCGCATCAATTCGATGGTTTCGGTGATCTGACGATTGTCGGCCTTGGCTTCGAGCTCATCGAGGCTGACGGGCCGCGAGGAATAGCCGACCGTCTGCGCGATGCCCGCCGTCGTCGCGTTCTCCGCTTCGATCATGCCGTCGCTGCCGTGCAACCACCGGCTCAACAATTGCAGCGTGCTCTTGCCGGAGCCGAAGCCCCCGGTAATCCACGCTTGCGCGCGCCATTCATTCGCCTGCCCGAGACATTGACAGCCATAGAGCCCGACCCAAAGCTTCGCCATGACCGGCTGCGCCCATTGGCAGGTTTCCGCGAGCGCGAGCAGCTTCGCGGCGGGACCATCGGCCCCCGCCTTCGCCCCGAACACAGGCTCGCGCACGCTCGCGCATTTCGGATAGAGCAGACCGCCGCGCAAACCCGTGCCGACGCGCTCCTTGCCGACATAGAGCACATCGCCGCAATGGATGATGAGCTTGCCCTCTTCCACCCATCCGCCCTGTGTGCGGACATGGGTCATCGGGTCCCACACGCCCTTCTCGGTCGCGGCCCGGATCAGCATCCCGCCGAGGATGCCGTGATTCCAATTCTTGAGATTGCCGTCCTTGTCATAGACCGGGAAGCGCTTGCGCAGCCATTGCTCGCCGCCGAACAACCCGATGATGTTGAGGCGGTTGACCTCGCTGCATTTGAGTTCGATCAACTGGCCGATGCTGTCGAGGAAATAACAGACATTGCCCTTGCGCCCGAGCGCGACGACCGGCGCATCGGGCGGCAGACGGTCCGGAATTTCCGTCGCATAGAAGGGGGGGCCTTCGCCCGCCGCCGTCTTCTCTTTCTTCGGCCGCCGCTTGATCGGCTCCGCATTGACGACCGCAAGGTGAACCGTCTTTTTGGGTTCGGAGGAAGGGGTTTCGTCCGTCATGGGTGCGCCGCCGGTTTCCACCGGAGCGGCTGTTGCCAGTCAAAGAGCGGGGCCTTGTTTCGCGCAAAGCACCAGCGCCCCCCCGACCAGACAACCGGATAGGGAAATTCATGCTCGAAAGGCGGCTGCTTCCGCACGCCGCCGGCGCCCTTCACCAGAATCGTAATCACCGTGCCGTCCCGAGGCGCGTCGCGCATCCCCCACCAGGCATGATCCGGCTCGCTTGTCATGTCTGATCCTCCCTGCGCAGCCGCCGCACTTCGGCGAGCAGCGCCACCGCATCGGCCTTCAACTGTTCAACCCACGGCGCATAAGACAGATCGCGCAGACTCTTCGGACACCCGAAATGATCGGCGAATCGCTTCGCCATCGCTTCCAATTCGGCATCCGCGAGTTTGCTCATGCGGCACCCCGCCCTTGCCCGCGCGTCTTTCCGATCAGGACATCGTTCACGTCCTTGAAGGCATCGGGCATTCGCGCGAGTTTGACTTCGTACCGATCCGCAAGATCGAGGCAGCGCAATTCGAGATTGCGTTCCGCTTCCACATTGCCGGTATCGTTATCGCCGACCACCACCACGCCGCCGATGGTTTCCGGAAAGCGCATCAGGCCGAGCGCGTTCAGGCTATAGGCCGCGACCACCCGCTCGCCGGGCAGCGCGATCGCCAGCGCCAGACCGTCTTCGATGCCTTCCGTGGCGTGAACCCACTCGCCCTTGGGCGCGTGATTCAGCGCCTTGCCCGATCGCCCCCGCGCGATGCGGATGCTCGCGCCGGCGACATAGCCGAGCACGCATTTCGAATCCTTCTTCCCGAACGCCTTCACCCACACCCCGCCTTCGCATTTCAGATAGATGCGATGGATGCCGCCGAAGCCCCGGCCCTGGCCTTCAAGACTTTGGCAGGCGACGAGCGCGGGAAAGCGCCCCGGCTGACTCGGATGCGTCAGACGCGGATGGAAGTGCAAGCTGCGCGGAAACACGCCGCCTTCGAGTTCGCGCGGGTCCAGCCCGCGCGCCTTCAAATACAGGCTCGCCGGATCTTCCCCATCGAGCGGGTTCGATTCGAGATAGAGCGCGAAGGCGATGTCGCGCTTCCTGTCGCGTTCCGCTTTTTCGCCGGCGCGGTTGCGCTTGACCTGTTCCTCGACGGCGCGCGCCTTGGCCGGGTCCGGGGCCTCGCCCTCGATGCCGAGCCAGCGCTTCGCCCAAGGGATAGCGCGGTGAAAATCGCCTTCGGTCGCGAGATAGGCGACGAGCGACAGGCCGGGCAGCGCCTTGGCGCCGTCGCCGGTAAAAAAATCCTTCCACACCCCGGTCGCGAGATTGATGCTGAAGGACCCGCGGCTGCGGTCGAACCGCGCCGGATTGATCGCCACCCATTCATGACCGCGGCGCTCGCCATCGGGCGCGAGCTCGCGCGCCAGACGCTCCATCTGATTAATCAGCAGACGGTCGATCTGCTCGACCGTGTAGTAGTAGCGCACGGCACTCATGCTTCGTCCTTGAGCTTTTTCTTGCGCCGCTTTTTATGGCCGAGCTTGCCGACGACCGAGGCGAGATTGCGGAATCCTCCCGAACTCCAATCGACCGTGCTCTTGCCCGCCGGCACCACGCTCACCGTGCCGCCCTTCTTGGCGAAATCGCGCATCAAGGTTTCGATGTCGCGCTTGGTGCTCATCACCGCGCCGCCTTCCGATGCGGATACGGAGCATCGTTCTCGAGCCGCGCGAACGCATCGACGAGCGCCATCACCGCGTCGGCCGCGAGCGCGCGCGCTTCGCCCTCGAGCGCGGCGAGGTTCAGCGTTGCCTCGCGCAAGGTGCGCGCGGCCAGGTGCTTGACCTCGCCGACCACTTCGGGCGGCGGCAGGCGGGCGAGCACCATGTCGGCGAGCGCGGCGTTGCGGTCCTCGCTGCTGGCCCCCCGCGCCGCGCGCTTGGCGATGACGATCAGATGCGTGCCACGGCTGAACCGGCTCATGGCGGCGGCTCCGCGCAGAGGCCATCCGGACCCGGCTTGTTGAGGCGCGTCAGATGCGCGGCCTGCCAGTCTTCGATCGCCCGGCGCGTCACCGCGCCATCGGTCAGGGCCTCGACCGCGATGCGGTTTTCGACCCGCATCTCGCGCACGCCCATGAACCAGCGCGACACCGTGATGACGCTGACCCCAAGGCGCTTGGCGGCGAAGCCATTGGGCCGGCGGTGATCGTGCAGCCAGATTTTCAGGGGATGGTGAAGGGGGGAATTTACCATAATCCGGCAAGCCTTCCCGTCGCGCCTCTCGCAAAAGAGTTAAGACGGCGGCCCGCGCCAGTGTCAACCATTATGGTTAAATTTTGGGAGCGGCTATTACCATAATGGTCTAGTCCCAACCCCGGACGGAATCCCAACTTAGACCACTGAAATCCTTGTGAGCATGTACGACTCTGAACAGACACGCCTTCGGCCTGCCCGATCAAACGCGGGCCGCCCGTGATTCCATCCCTTGTGTAGGGAGTGCCTAGCCTAATGATTTCAACGGCTTAGCCGCTATACCACCAATTCTCCACCAAAATTCCGGACGCGCAAAGTCTCAGATTTGTCATGCACCAAATTACCGTTTCGGTTATTTCTATAGCCGCACCATCGAACCGGATGTCGCCCGTCGCCATGAGCACCACGAAAATCGCCGCCCTGCGCAAGGAACGCGGCATGACACAGAAAGACCTCGCCCGCCGCTTGAAGCCCAAGACCAGCGACGTTCAGATCAGCCGGCTCGAATCCGAGGACCGGCGCCTGACGCTCGCCTGGATGCGCCGCATCGCCGCCGCGCTTAAGGTGCGAGTCTCCGAGCTCTTGCCCGATGAGGATGTGGCACCGCGCTCGTCACTCGCCCTCGACTTCACCGGGAATCTCACCATCCAGTTCAATGAGGGACGGGGCATGACCCTCACTGAAGAGGACATCGTGCGGATGGCAAAGCTTTGGCTCAAGCATCGCGAAGCCGCCCGCGCCAGCTTGATGTTTGAACAGGAGATCACGGCGAGGACCGCCACCGAATAACCGTTCCGGAAAATATCCCTCGCCTAATTTAACCATTTCGGTTGACACGCCCGAACCTCTGAAGGTTAATGGCGCGCCTTCCTCAAGGAGCGCGCGCCCGTGAAAACCCATCCCAAATTTACCGATCCGGTTGTTTCACATGAAATCCGCGAAGCCGAGGATTGGCTCGCCAGCCCCGCGTTCCAGACCGAACACACCCGCCTCGTCGCCGAACTCAACGCCTTGCGTCTGGAAATGAGCGCGCGCGGCATCCCCCCGCGCGCGGCCCGAGCCCTCATGCTGACCCTCCATGTCGAAGCCATGGCCCATGGCGGGCGCCGGCATCCCAATCCCAAACTCTTTGCCAGCTTCGTCACGAACGAGATCAGCCGGCGGATTTTCGAGGCCAACGACCTCAACGCCCCCGCCATCGTCCTCGACGACCTATGACGCCATGAAGCCCGCCGCCGACAGCCTGTTGCACCAGCTTGCCCAGGGCAGCGAGCGCGAGCGCGCCGCCTACCGCACGATCCTCGCCCTCATCCGCCTCGTCACCGAACAGGACGATGCGCTCAAGCTCGCCCATGGCCGCGCGCGGCGCTTTCAGGAATTGACCTATCGCTCCTATGCGCTCGCGACCGAGGCCATCCGGCACCTGCAAGAGCGGGAGCGCGACGATGCCTGACGCCGCTTGGTGCATCACCCCGCCCGTGACGCAGGCACCGCCTGAGCGGCAGCGTCCGGGCGAATGGCGCTTCTGCGTCACCACCTTCAACGGCAAGCGCTCTTACTGGATCGAGCACCACCGGCACGGCGGCTCGCGCGACGCCCTAGGCTCGACCGCGCGCTACGATCTGACGGCGCACCAGATGGGGCAGGACCTCGACACCCTGATCGCGGCGTTCCAGGCGAAGGAAGCCGCGGCGGCAGCGGCGGCAGCATCGCCGGCCCCGGACAACCGGCCGTCCTGGGAACGCGACCCCGCTTTGCGCGCCGCCATGATCGAGCGGCTCGACGCCATCATTCGTCAGAGCCGGGAGCGGGGCGAGGTTGAGAACGCCATGGCCGCCTACAAGAGACTGACCGGCGCCGACTGGCGCATGTGATTTTTTCGAGTTTCGTCCGGGCTTCGCAGCCGGGCGGAAAGCGCAGAGCCCAAGCCCTTCGCCCCCCGCATGGGGCTTGGGCTCGCGCGCCCCAACCAAAAGGAGGTTTCCCTATGACGCTTACCGCCACCGAACAGGACTGCGCCGCCGTCGCGAAGGCTCCCCGGATCGCGCTCTCCGACATCGAGGGCGCGGTGATCCGCCGGTTCTTCTTCACCGGCGACCAGGCCGCCCTCGCCTTCGACAGCACGACGCTGTTGCACGGCTTCACGCAGGATGTCGCCACGTTACAGGTGCTCACGATCTGCATTCTGGTGATGCGCAACGGCTTCACCGTGATCGGCAAATCCGCGCCCGCAGCGCCCGAGAATTTCAATCCCGAACTTGGCTGCAAGCTGGCCTATGAGGATGCCGTGCGGCAGATGTGGCCGCTGATGGGCTACGCCTTGCGCGAACGCCTGTTCAGCGAAGCCACCGTCAAAGAACCTCCCGAGGGCGACGCATGACCGAGATTCTGACCGTCAAGGAGGCCGCCGCGCGGCTGCGCATCAGCCGCAGCAAACTTGACGAATTGGTAGAAAAATATCCCTTTTTTATCCGAAACGGTAATCGTAAGCTATTTACCGAAACGGATATTTCCCGGCTCATCGACGCGATGCGCCGGGAGGGGGAGAAGACGACATGCCGATCAAGCTTCAAGCACCGCGCCAAGGCAAAACGAAATACTGGTACGTCCGCGGCACTCTCAAAGGGGAGCGCATTGACCGAAGTACTGGCGCGCTGTCGCGCAAAGACGCGCAAGCCGTCCTCGATGGCTGGATCGAACGTGGTGAGCTTTCCCTCGACGACGACGGCGACGTAAAGACCTTCGCGCAAGCCGCGCTCGACTACATCAACCACCACAAGGACGAGCCCCGCATCGCCAAGCTCGCCGCCCATTTCGGCGACGATCTTTGCAGCGAGATCGACAATGACGCGATCCGAGATGCGGCGGTCGCGCTCTTTCCCAAGGGCACGGCACAGACGCGCAACCGCGAGCTCTACACGCCCCTCTCCGCGATCCTCAAATTTGCCGGCTATGAGTTCAAGGTGAAGCGCCC